TCAATCAATCCGAAGCAGTACCGGACGAATCACGGCATACAAGGTTTGGTAAAAATTATTGGGATATAGATTTTTATCCAAGTGAACAACTTACAATGAAAGAATATGCCGATGGCTTTATAAAGGGAAACACCCGGCCAGTTGTTGGATTATTACAAGTTGGAAAAAATCGAGTACCTGTAACCATTTCGGAATTGGAAAGAATTTATGACACTATTGCAGATGCCATTAACACAATTAATCACTCATATAAATTAGGATACCTCATATGATTTGGACTTTCTTATTAGGATTATCAATTGGAATTATCACAACAGCAGCTTATTATATACGTCGGGAAAATAAATTAAATGACGCATATCAAGTTCTGTGTAAAGAAAAAAATGTAATTTATAAATCACTTACAGATTACATCGATAAGATAGAAAAGTGAGCGAAAAAAATATTTATAATGATTTAATTGAAGTATATGACCGTCTTAACCCCCGAGACAAAATAAAATATTTAGAATTGTTTGTTACAGGAAAGTATAATGAATTAATGAATGAATATTTATTACCAGCTGTAAATGTAATAGTAACTGATTACGAAATAATAATTGAAGCAAAGAAAAAATTGAATATTGAAGTAGTAAAAAATGACATGATTGAAAAAGGATTTATCTTAGGATTTCCAAATTCGTCGCGCGACGTTAAGAAAAAAATAAATATTAACAAATACATATTAATCGGAATAGGGCAACCAATATGCCCTAATTAATCTTAACCATAATTGTAAATTTATGGCGGTCTAGGAGTCTGCGTCGCGCGGTAGTAAAACTATCAAACAAGAACTCCGTCTGGTGATTATACATTTATTATTTCTATATTAATTATTATTTATTACTTTATTAAAAAACTTCATAATTATTAATACAAATTTTATTATAACACTAACTTATTCATGAAAAGAAAAACACAAATTTTAAACAAAATAGTTTCTGTAGAAACAAGAGCAGAATATATTTTAAGACAACTTGATTCTAAAAATGTATCAGTTCAAGAAACAATTAACATTCTTAAAGAACAATTAACACTATTATCTCAGTTAAGAGATATGATCGAGGCCGAGGCGTGAAGAAATTCTTACCTTACTTAATTTTACTTTCATCGTTAGTTCTGGCCAGCTGCGCAGCCTATTATTCTATTTTCGGCTTAGCCAAACTTTATGCAGGTGCGGCATTTGCCGTTATATTAATGGGTAGTGCAATTGAATTTGCAAAATTAGTAGCCGCTTCGGCACTGCAGCAATTTAAAAAAAAGTTAGGAGTATTAATACGTATTTATCTTACCTTAGCCATTATAATCGCAATGATTATAACAAGTGCGGGTATATACGGATTTCTAACTAATGCTTACCAGAAAACTGCAAATTCAATCGAGTTAGTCAACAATGAAATTTCATTGCTCAACGGCAAACGAATACTGTATGATAATAGCATTGTAAAAATTCAATCTCAAATCGATAATAAAAATAAGAGGGTCGAACAATTATCTAATTTAAGAAACATTCAGGAAGTTCGTTTAGATTCTTTATACGCACGTAAATCGTACAATTCTGCAAAACGTACTGAGGCAATAATCATCGACGCAGACAAACAAATTTCCAGATTAAATTCCGAAAATGATTCGTTATTACATTGTATTCAAATTGATCATGATTCGATTAATAGTATTAACACCAGTATCTTAGAAAAAAATTCAACTTCGATAGTGGCAAATGAAATCGGCCCATTAAAGTATCTAGGTGAATTAACCGGCATTCCATTAAACAAAATAATAAATTGGTTTACCATAATGCTTGTATTAGTATTCGACCCTCTGGCAATAATACTTATAATTTCTTTTAACAAAATAATGTTTAAAGAAGATTTACCCGTTCAACCTATTCCAATTGAAGACCTTATAAAACCAATAATGGTACCAGAAGTCGCGGTACCATCACCGGAAATTAAAGTGGAACCTATTGTCCAACAACCCGTTCAGACTTTACATAAAGAAACACCCCCAACACCACAACAGCCTCAACAACCAAAAAGAATTGGTTAAGTGAAAAACATTTACTATATTAAATAATAAAAATTAAATTATAAAAAACTATCAGCAGAAGAAATAACTGCCCAATGGGAAATATTTCTAGGTTATATTGAAAAATACATTACCGGAGCCGGTGGATATAAATGGGAATTATTATAAATTTTTAAACTATTAACATCATGAGGAAAGTAACAGCCGAACAGGCATTAAGTGAATGGAGTAAATTTATTGGATTTATTGACACGTACATATCAAGTCCGAGAAAAGAAAAACTATTAAAATTTTATAATGACAGGCAAGAGAGATTTATTACAATGCCAGCAAGTGCCGTTGAATACTATCACGGTGCGTTTCCAACCGGTTATTTAATTCATGTCAATCGGGTCACTCAAGGTTGTTTAGATTTAATGGAAGTGTGGTCTCATCATGGTTCCGGGTTGGATTGTACCAAAGAAGAAGCGGTATTCTCATGCATCAGCCACGACCTAGGAAAGTACGGAACCGACGCACAGCCATACTATATTCTAAATGAATCTGAATGGCATCGTAAGAATCAAGGCAAAGTATATGAGTATAACGGGAATGTAAGTAAAATGACTGTACCAGACAGAAGTATTTTATTACTTACTGAAAATGGAATTACATTCAATGAAACCGAATTTCTTGCAATTAAAACTCATGACGGGTTATACGACGAGGCAAATAAATATTATTTGTTACAGACATATCATTGGAAACAAAAACCAAAATCATCGCTGATATACATAATACATCAGGCCGACATTATGGCTGCGCGGATTGAATTTGAAGAATGGAGAGATAACTACCGCGATGACGCCCATGCAACTAAATTATATGCAAAAAAAGGATTATCCACCCGTACAGAAAAATTATCACCAACCGCAACCCAAGCATTAGATGAACTTTTTAAATCATAAACTATGCAAACATTTTTATTAATATTATTTTTAATTTTATTCATTGCGAGTGTACTTGTCAATGTAAACCTCTTGGCTAAAGTAGAATCATTGGAAGTTGATAATGAGGAGATAGATAACTACTTAAAATTAACCGAACAATGGATAACACAATTTTCTTCAAAAGTGAATGAGTCTTATTCACGTATTAAAAATATTGACAGAAAAGGAGCATTTGAAGCTGACGATGAAGTTGGATTCATTTTTAAAGAATTAAAAACTATTATTTTTGATTTATCTAAACTAACCAATCCAAATGCCACAAAAGAAGAAACCGAAAAAAATTAAACAAGTTGCTGTAAAAAATAAGACTTCTATAGTTCAAGCTCCACGCGGGAGAAAACGGAAGTCTGGTAAACGATATTTTACAGAAATAACAGAGCGCGCTATTTGTGCATATAATAAAATTACAGATGAACGTAAAAAAAATAAAATTTATTCGCGGTTCATACATAGGCCAATGGATAAAATGGCAGAAATTTTAATTAATACGGATAAATATATTTATATTGATTTATTATATGAAGATCTAAAAAACGCAGTAATAGGGCATTTAAGTGAAAAACTTTATATGTATAAATCAGAAAATGGGAAGGCATTTAGTTATTTTAACCGCGTTGCTAAGAATTTTTTAATACAACTTAATGATAAAGAATATAAAAAGCGTTGCATTCACAAACAAGTCGAAGCAATTGATTTAGAAAGGAACGTGTCAGGAGAATATTACGGTGATACTGAACGTGACAATAAAAAAGAATTCTTAGATAAGTACATACTTTTCTTAGATGAAAATTTAGGTACATTTTTTAATAATAAAAGAGACATTTCAATAGCAGATTCAGTAATAACATTAATGCGTGAACGGAATTTAATTGAAACATATAATAAAAAAGCTTTGTATATTTTAATACGGGAACGATGTCGTCTACATAACAAAGATACTCAACATATCACAAAAGTACTTAATATTATTAAAGTAGATTTTAATAAACGATTTATTGAATACCAAGATACAGGTGGCATAACATCTCTTCAACAAAATTTATTTTTTAGGTAATTATATACATGACAAGAGAAGACAAAATATTTGATGATAAGTCGTTTAACGACATTTTACGTGATATTTATAAAAAATCCATGGAAAAGGACAAACAGATTAAACTATTAATAGGTGAATTGCGTCCTTTAATTAAAAATGTAGGCGACGCAACTATTCTAGTACCTATTATTAAAGAATATCTGGAAGTTGCCGTTAAAAATGATGAGCACATTGTTAAACTTGCCGCTATTGTTCAACGATTAATAACAGGAAGTTCCAGTACTGCAGGAGAATCCTCATTATTATCAGAAGAAGAAAAGAAACAATTACTCGCAGAGCTTGACACAATGACAAATGATACACCTATTAAATCAGTCGACGAAATTAAGGAAAATTTAACACCGCCAACTCAGGAGGAGTAATGGTACATTATGCAGAAGTTAAAACAATCGATTTTTCCGACAAAGACCCAATGGCTATGCGGTCTATCGGTATTCGATTATTAAGTGACGTAAACACCACAAAAGATAGCGAACTTACTCCTGCAGTTCCATATGATTTATGTTCAAAATATATTCCGGTTGTAGGAGAAATTGTTGAGATAATTGATGCACCATCTAACTCAAGCACATCTCTTAGCCCATTACATAAATATTATTATCGTGGACCTGTACCACTTCAATCTCTTATTAATCATAATATATTGTCCACTGCGTCTGATGTAATTCATGCTACTCCGACAAGTGGAAATTCAAAAAATATACAAGAGGCACAAACAGGTAATCCTGTAACCAAAGATAAACCTGCCGAATCGATATCACATACAGAAAATAATAAAATTTCTCCACTTCAACATTATGAAGGTGATTACCTAATCGAAGGCAGGTATGGTCACTCAATTCGATTTTCAAGTACCATTGACAAAAATGTAGACCAATATCCAGTTAAACCACAATGGCAGAAAGGTAAAGGTAAGAATGGCGACCCTATTCTTATTTTACGTAATGGTCAAAAACCTGCGTCAAAAACAATTAATCCAACTGAAGTAAATAAATTTATTACCGAAGATATTAACACCGATTCAGGGGCAATTTATTTTACATCGACTCAGGAAATTCCCTTATTACGGGCTTCAGAGCAAGTTAAATCATTAGAGCATGAAAAATTATTTCCAAAGAAAAAATTTGATGGTGAGCAAGTAATTATAGCATCTGATAGAATCGTATTAAATTCACGTAAAAAAGAAACACTTATATTTTCTGGTGGTGGTATAGGATTAAGTTCCGGTAAAAGTATAACAGTTGATACCGGAAATATATTTTCTGTAGCCGGTAAAGAAATACATTTAGGTACCGATGCAAAAACAAAAGGCGAACCTGCGGTACTTGGAAATACCATGGAAATACTTATGGTCAAAGTAATGGATTTATTAAATAATTTAGTCCAGGACTTAATTAGTCATACACACCCAACAGGAGTAGGGCCTTCTAGCCCACCTATTCCAGCGTACTTACCAACTGCATTAACTACAATTGCTAAAATAAAGCAAAACATTAAAGCAATTAAATCTGACTATGTTTTCCTAGCAGACAAATCGGATTATACCAAAGAAACCCCGGTGGCCCCGCCTCCTTCCACACGATAATTTTTAATTTCTTATATTTATAAGTAATAACTAAATTATATTCACGTGGACGCAAAAACCCTGTTAAAAATCATAAAACTTGCCGTTAATGAAGAGGTAACAAAAATAATTCGTAAGGAACTCACTTTATTTAAAGCACAGCTTATAAAAGAAGTCGCCTCAGTACCAGTTTCTACCAAATTGGCAACATCAAAATCATCACTGGCGAATATTGTGGAGGAGTTTACTCCACGTGCCACTCAACCGCAAGTAAAAAAGAAAGTATTTTCAAATAACCCTGTTATAAACGATATTTTAAACGAGACCGAACCGCTTCGTGAAGGGTATATTCCAGAAAGTGATTATCCAACTATGAACGGAGGAGCATTTACAAGTAACAAGGCACAAGGAGGACTATCTGCATTTAGAAGTGCAATGGAAAAGGAAATGGGACACCCATCCGCAGGACCACAAAAGGTTACTGTTGATGAAATGATTCCAAAAGTCGCAGAAAATGGAGCACCCATGAGAGTCAACCCAGAGGCATTACCCGACGCACTTAAAAAAGCATTGACACGAGATTATTCCGCATTGGTAAATGTAATGAATAAGAAAAAATGATTAGACAACAAACATCATATAATCCAATTGATTTAGAACCTGATATTGCGGTTGGTATTGCTTTACCTTTCTCTTCGAAGTATGGTGGATTATTTACATTAAACTACACGACGGAGTTGCAAGCAATTTCAAATTTAAAAAATTTGTTATTGACGCGCAAGGGTGAACGAATAATGCTCCCATCGTTTGGCAGTTCATTATATGATACTCTATTTGAACAAATAACCAGTGACTTACCAATTAAAGTAAAAGAAGGTTTGAAGTCGGACATTTCGTATTGGTGTCCACAGATAATTATTAATAACATTGTGGTTGAAGAAGCGGAAAGTACATCCACAGGAATGATGGGTCATGGTATTCAAATTAAAATAAATTTTAGAGTAGATGTATCACAGGCAAATAGAACAATTATATTATTTATTAGTAACAACGGAAACGCTCAAATCGTAACAGACCAGAGTAAAATAATTAGTGTCCCGAAGATAGATTGAGAATTTATGAATAGTAAAGAAATAAAATACACAAGAGAATGTCCAAATCCTAAAAATAATTTGAATTGTTTGGTGGTTATTCATTATAAAACGAAGGAAGGATTTAATCATGCAAATTTGCATAACCGATCCTGTAAAAGCTGCACATTATATGGGATTGAAAAAACAGAAGAACATAAGAAAAATTTACATAAACCAAAATCAGATTCTTCTAGAATGGGACGATATGATAAAACTGGAAAAAATAATCCGATGTTTGGAAAACACCATAGTGATAAGACTAAGTTAGAACAATCTAAAAGAATGAAAGAAAATAATCCATTACATGATCCAGTTATTCGATTACGACATAAACAATCGATGAATACCGAAGAAAGAAAAATGGCATCAAAAATGGCCAATTTTAATTTTCTTAAATCAGGCAGAAGTAAAAAGTCTGGTACCTCAATCGAATTAACCATGAAATCACTTTTAGATGATTTATCAATTACATATGAACATCAGTCGATATTCAAATACTATAATTTTGATTTTTATTTACCGAAATATGATATTTACTTAGAATGTGACGGAGATTATTGGCATGCAAACCCAAAATTTTATGGAGATAAAAAACTCAATGAAACACAAAAAAATAATGCATGGCGTGGTAAGGCAAAAGATACATTCATGAAAAATCAAGGGAAAATACTTTTGAGATTTTGGGAATATGATCTAAAAAATAATATCAATGATGTTAGATTGACTATACAAAATTGTATTAAGGAGCAAGTATGTCACTCGTAAAAAAAGAAATACGGTATATCGGACGAGATTTTGGCAAAATCAGAGAAAATTTAATTAATTTTGCAAAATCGTATTTTCCTAACACTTATAATGATTTTAATGAAGCTTCGCCTGGAATGATGATGCTTGAGACTGCGGCGTATGTCGGTGATGTATTAAGTTATTACACTGACCACCAACTTAAAGAATCATTACTTAATCGCACCGAAGAAATTAAAAATTTATATGCTTTGTCATCGACATTAGGATATAAACCAAAAAATGTAATGGCTGCAAGTGTTACTCTTGATGTATTCCAACTTTTACCAGCCGCAGGTTCCGGAACATCAATTTCACCGGATTGGAATTATGCAATGAATGTTCGAGCTGGCATGGCAGTTAAAGCATCTAAAACACCGGCTGAGTTTAGAACGGTCGAACCAGTTGATTTTAAATATTCAAGCTCCTTAAGCCCAACTGAAGTGTTGGTTTATTCTGTAAGTGATACAACCGGCGAACCTGAATATTACTTATTAAAAAAATCGGTAAAGGCATTGTCGGGAAAAATTGCAACATCAACATATACTTTCGGTGCACCTAGACAATATGATAAAATTGTTATTAATGATTCAAATATAATTGAAATTATTGATATTGTAGATTCAGATGGTAATACATGGTATGAAGTTCCGTATCTTGCACAAGATGCAATATTTGAAAGCATACAAAATACAGCACAGATAGACCCAGAATTATCGGTGTATCGTGATTCTGCCCCGTACCTGCTTAAAATGAAAAAGACTGCTCGTCGATTTATAACAAGGTTCACAAGCAAAGACAATTTAGAAATTCAATTTGGGTCTGGTATAAGTGAAGACGCAGACGAAGAAATAATTCCATCACCGGACATCGTTGGAAATGTATTACCAGGTAGAGATCGAGAAATTGACACGAGCATTGACCCATCTAATTTTTTATACACCAGAACATATGGTCAAGCTCCATCTAACACTACATTGACCGTACGGTACACTACCGGCCTCGGAGTAAACGATAATGTACCGGCAAGCGAACTAACCGACATAATAAATTTAGAAATTGATTTAGATGAAAGTGGTTTAGACACTTCATTGGCATCACAAATTAAAGCATCGGTGGCAGCAACTAATCCAGGCCCTGCACGTGGCGGAGCAAGTAAAGAACAACCCGAAGAGATTAGAAGTAATGCACTGGCAAACTTCGCCGCACAGAATCGTACGGTAACAAAAGAAGATTATATTGTACGTGCATATAGCATGCCTCCTAGATTTGGTTCAATTGCTAAAGCGTATGTAGTACAAGACGACCAATTAGTTAAAACAGAAAACTCATATGATAGGATAGCAAATCCATTTGCACTTAATCTGTATATTTTAGGATATGACGCAGACGGTAAACTTACACAATTAAATGATGCGGTTAAAGAAAATTTAAAAACATACATTGGAGAATATAGAATTTTAACCGATGCAATTAATATTAAAGACGCATATATCGTAAATATTGGAATTGATTTTGAAGTGGTACCATTGCCCAGATATAATGCCAATGAAGTAATTTTGCGTTGCATTGAAAAACTTAAATCTATTTTTAATATTAAAAAATGGCAAATTAATGAACCAATAGTATTATCAAAATTGCGCGTAGAGCTTGACAAAGTAGAAGGAGTACAAACGGTTCATAAAGTTGAAATAACAAATAAAATTGATATGGACCTCGGTTACTCGGGAAATATTTACAGCATCGAGGGGGCTACAAGGAACGGGACAATTTACCCCAGCATCGACCCCATGTGTTGGGAAATCCGATTTCTAAATACTGACATTAGGGGCCGAACAATATCAATTTAAAATAAATTATGATCGAAATTATTTATCCCCATCAAGACGCAGCTCTATATGAAATAGAGCAAACCCAAAATACCGGGTTAGATCAAATTCTCGAGCTGGTTAAAACCGTCGAGACGGCAAGTATTTTGTATAATTCAAGAATACTTTTACAATTTGATTTATCGACGGTTAGTGCGAGTATTGTTGCCGGAACCATTACCTCTCCAAAATATTATTTAGTATTAAGTGCAACAGAAGGTTCGGAGATTCCAATTGATTATACACTAAAAGCATATCCGGTGTCAAGTTCGTGGACGATGGGAAATGGCAAGTACGCAGATTATCCAATTACGACTACAGGTGTAAGTTGGAACAATAGAAGAGATTCAACTGGGTGGGCAACTGCAAGCTCATATACAAATAATGTAACCGCGTCATGGCAATCAGAAGAGGGTGGAGGAAATTGGTACACCGGATCAGGCTTCGAAGCATCACAATCATATAATTATGAAGTACCTGATGTAAGAATGGACGTCACCGACATTGTAAATAAATGGATGTCACAGTCAATTGAAAACAATGGATTTATTATTAAGCGTTCCGACGCAGACGAATCTTCTGCCGATGAACTTGGTTCAATTAAATTCTTTTCAACAGAAACGCATACAATATATGTTCCAAAATTACAAGTGTGTTGGGATGACTCAGCATTTGCCACAGGAAGTTTAACTGCACTGACATCGGAAAATCCTGTTGTCGCAACAAAACATTTGAAAAGTGAAATAAAAACAAATAGCAAAGAAAAAGTAAGAGTGTTCGGTCGAACAAAATATCCTGTTCGCACATTTTCAACATCGTCTGCATTTTTAACTATTAATTATTTACCGACCTCTTCATATTGGTCATTGCGCGATACCATTACAAACGACACTATAATTCCATATGATAATACATATACAAAAATATCCTGCGACTCATCTGGAAACTATTTTAATTTTTGGGGTTCTGGAATACAACCAAATAGATATTACAGATTTGAATTTAAAATCATACGAAGTGGAACAGAAGAATATTTTATGGACCAACATCATTTTAAAGTAGTTCGCTAATGGCAAATCAAGTAACAAGACTGGCGAACGGAATTTTACTATCAGACGCAAAGGAAACCGATGCGCCTCCACTTACTATTAATTTATCTGATGAAGTAGTTTCTGAAGCAGCATTTAAAAATGTTATTAATACATCTTTCGATTTAATTGAGTTACCTTTTGAAGTTAAAAGTAAAATTGAAGAACTCGAAGAAAAAGTACAATCACTTGAAGAATTAAATATCGATGCACAAGGTGACACCACCGAATTACTACTTCAAGATACAATTGACACATCAAATCAAAATATTATTACATTACAAGAACAGATAGAAAATCTTAATAAACGATTTTCAATTACACCAACAGAAGGTTCTTTTATAATGATTCCAATAACAATTGAAAATTCTAAAACTAAAGAACATATTGAGTATTGGTTTATCGAAAACGGACAGCGACGAAGGGTATTAAACTATTGTATGTTACAAGTAATGTTATCACAACGGAAAAAATCGTATTTAGAAGTGCAGGTCGTTGAACCATCAAATATAGCTAAAATACAACGAGGCCCAGACATACCAACATCGGACTTTGCGTATAATTGGGACTTGTCCAATGCAATAAATAATCCGGCACCCGGCGGCCTATGGTTGGCAGATGTAATTTATAATAATGGAACAATTCCACTTACATTATCATATCAAATTTACGGCGGAGCAAACCCAGATTTTACAAATTCAGTTTCTCCTGAACAAGTAATTGCAGTTCAGTCTGCTATTGTAACTGCAGGATGGTTTGCACCCGGCTCAACTACATTATTATTAACTAATCTTGAAGATATTCGGCCATTATTAAGTAGAGTGGCATGGTATTGGGCATTAACCGATGTAAATAAAGATATTTCAATAGTTCAAACAGACGTAGAGGATGCACAAGTAACT